CTTTTCTTGAGCGCTCCGTACCCTTCCAAAGGGTCAATCGGCTTCATCTGTCGGAAGACAAATGAACGGTATTGACGCCTTTGGAGCTTGGGGTCGAGTCTGACAGCACCAGAGTCGACTTGGTCCCAAGACCAGAGTGCGGAGAGACGAGTACCAACTGGCACACGCGGGAGCTTCCGGAAAATCCCATTAAGGGAGAGTTCCGCCTGCCCCGCTACGAGGAACCACCCAGCGCTATAAGCGTTGTTGTGGAATTCGATTGTGCGAGAAATGGTCTCGAATTGATGCTCTGCCTCGGGGAATGGCACTCGGAGTTTAAACACCGAGATATCACTCCCAAGGTACCAATCCGCACCGCAAGACTCGCGGATAGGACCAGTCGTGAAACTCTTTCTAGAGTTCACCTTGAGACCATAAGTCTCAAGCCGGCGAGGCAGAATCTGTGCGACTGCCTGTGGGACGATCAAGTCGTCACCATAGACGCGCATCCGAGGCAAACCTCGGACACGCAGCGCAGATGGCACCATGCCTTCATGTTCCGCCCATGCTATCGCTTCGATGATGAAGAACACCATCGATTCGATTGGAAAGCATAGGCTGGACCCCATGGAGGCGAACTTCTTGAGGACTATCTCATCTCCAGTCGACAGCTTCGCTGTCCGTGAGCGAGACGCAAGCACCACGCCCTTAAGAAAAGGGTGTTGGGCTAGCAAGGCCTCAACAAGCTGAAGGGAAACGCGGTCTGAAGCTTCGGAGAGGTCGAAAGTAGCATAGCTACCATCGACAGAACCGACACGAGCAAGTTCCCTGTTGGGTTCTTGATCGAGCCAGGAGAAGATATCGGCGAGACGCCGAAATCTCGGTTCCTGGATAACTTCAGTCATTACATGAAGAACGCCCTGCTGGATGAACTGATTCCAGACGGGCTCTTCTGCAATGATGCGTGGGGCCTTCATGGTCTTCGGAACAGTAGTCACCTTTGAAGGTGGCTCTTGATCCGGAGCCAGGACTGAGAAGTCGTCGAGATTATCGACGATCTCCCGATAAGAGAACGCCAATTCATCCTCCCAAAGGAGGAATGATTGGAGTCTCTCAGTCCAAGTACGGAAGCTATGACGGGAATTATACATCTCCCGCGTAGCTAACGCACCTGAAGAGTGCCGAGGAATCCAGTCACCTGACCAGATTCTAGATTCGACGGCTGCAAGATACGGCGCGAGAAGCGCACGGCTTGCATCCTTGAACTCCTGCAAAGGAAGTTCAGGAATCTCTTCTAGCGATGCATCCGTTTCGATGTAGCCCCTGAGGGCTTCCAGTTCCCTGCGAGGGGTAACTGGCAGCTCGACCTTGCTCACAAGGAGCAGGATCTGCCTCACAGCCCGAAAGGCCGTGATGTCAGCATCGGAACGTAGCATACCATCTGCATGGAACACACGACAAAGGAAACCCGACAGGAATGCCGGGAGACCCCCACGACGCCGGAAACCGGCGAAGTGGTTGGAGTCGATCCAACCTTGACGGACCGCCGTAAGGAGGTCCTTTTCAAAGTTGGGAAGGACGATCGTGAGAAACGATAGCCCTTCGTGTTCCAAACGTGATTCAGCGTAAGCTAAATCACGCTGTGTGCGCACATGGTGCTGATCACCTGCCTCTTTAAGGCAGGCGACCCAGAGCGAGACTACGCTTTTCACCGTTCCTCCTCTTGAGGGGGTAGCGGATCGTAGCGTGGTCTTGCTTCATGCAGCTGCCTAGACCCTACTCTTCCCTGAGAGCCCAGATGGGCTCATCTTCAGGGTGAGTATCAGGACTCCCCTCCCACCACCTTTGTAAGGGTGGTAGAAGTGCAAGCGAGAACAAGAGCGTTGCCCAGAGCAACAGCATCAGCCAGAGACACCCCATTCTTGGGAATGTCGAGGACGATGTGCGCGCTGTAGCTGACGTTCTGGTTGACACTTGGCACCAGGGGGTCCGACACGATCGCGCTCTTCGCGAGCTTGATCGTGTGACGGGTCCTCCGGTTCGAACTGTGCTGGACAGTCATCTTGACCTGTCCGGTGGCATCCTGAAAGGATCCACCATCAAGCGCCAGTCCGGTCCGGGGCAGAGACGTTGCAGTCCCTGAGATTGTGACAGACTGCGGGTCGGCAAGAGCCACAGCTCTCCTCCTATCTTCGTCTCACGACGATGATCAGAATGAGGGATGTCCCCACTCTGTAGAAGTCACCCACCTCTGATGGTGGGTACTCCTTCGCTACGGGAAAGACCCATAGCGGCTGCAATCGCCCACTGCTGTTTGGAGAAACTCCAAGTGGGCGTGACCGAGTAAGGATTCCCTACTCCCCGCTGAACTCGTTTCCAGCGGTAGATTGCGGTGTTCGCATTAAAGCGAACCGGTCGTGCAAGCTTGTAGGCACCGACAACTCCAGAAGAGTCGTACGTGTAGTCTACAATCCGCGCCGAAGCGTAGACCTGCTCTATGACAGAGAAGGACTTGCGAATCGCAATCATCTGATTATCGGCAAGGTTCTGTTGGTAAGCGATAACGCCACCAATGTCAAAGAACCAGTCGACAAGCCAGGAGTAAGGTGTCAGATCGTAGATGGTTTCCGCATTAGCGCCACCACCTACGAGCCGTTGGGCGAGTTGAGAATACTCGTCCATTCTACCCTGGAATCCCTCAGGTTGAGGGATGTAGTACTCGTACGTCGCTGACGTAACGAGACGCTGGGTAGCGGCAACTGACCAGTTGACGTGGGCTTTCAGGACATCCGCGCTAGATGAAGAGGAAGTCGGAAGCACGTAAGAATAGTGCATCGACAAATCTCCACCGAACGTGGTTGAGCCTGAAGGAGTGTAACCAAACTCATTGACGTACGTCCCTGAGTTGGAATACTCCCCGAGTACCCTCGTCCCCTTCCTTCGCAACCGAACCCTCTCTTGACGTATATACTCGTCAAGAATCGGAGATGCCCGAATGACCGTCTCGGACATCTTCTGAAGGTCGGACATCGTTGGCTGAACGCCAAAGATGACATTGAGAAACTGACCTGCAGCTGCCTTGGGATTCTTGAAAGTATGAGGATCGCGCGCAAGCACGAGCTTCGATGCTTTCATCATTGAAGGAAAATCCTTCAACTCTCCCAAGGACCTGGTCAGGTTGATCTCATGCTGCGAAGGTGCAGTCTGGCGTAGCAGGGGTGCAGCCATTGCTGACATCGCACCCTTGCTAGGGAAGGTAGGCACTATGCCTGCCCTCACACCGGTAATGCCCATCGCTCCCTGCGCGTCCCAAAGGGTCGCAGTTGCAGGGTTCGACCCGCTGTACAGATCAGCAGCCACATAGTGGGTAGCTGGAGTATAGCGAGCTTCGGAGTAATCACGTTCGTGAACAACGTAAGCCCTGTCGGGCTTACCAAATTCACCGTGACCAACCTCCTCATAGTGGGCAATCAGGGAAGTAATATTCCCTGACAACGAGGCATCACGAATTCCGAGCTCTTCAGCCCGAGATAAGTCCCTCGTACGGTAGCCATACTGCGAGCGAGTCCTGCCGTTCAGATATCCGACGGTACTTGATACCGTCTTCTTCCGAACCGCGATAAGCGCATCTGGGTCGGAGCTTGACTCCGTCACATATGGCACAGGACTCCTTTCTGTGGCTCGATCA